ATACACTTGTACGGACGAGACTGGTAACTTTTTGTGAGACATAACCTCCTCTATCTTTTTGTGGTAAAAGTGTAAACTCTCACCCGCGTAAAAGAGAGTACGCAAGACGCCTATCCCACGGTGCCTTACGTTCCATACAGGTTGCGGGTCTACAAGTGTTTAGAGACCAGCCACTTTATTAGTCTTACCCCGGCGGCTGTTAAGGTGCAATTCCTTATACTTGTACTTAGTTGCGCTATGCAACTGGTATAAACGATTTTTTTCATATTTTCTTTCCTTTCATATAACCCCGTAAACAATCCATTACGGGGTTATGGTTGTATTTAGGAGGTGACCCCAAATGGGATAAGTAAATACCAGGAGTGGCTGACCAAAGAAGGGTTGCTAAAAATAGAGGGATGGGCGCGAGATGGATGCACAGACAAAGAGATTGCGGCAAACATCGGCATCAACCCAGATACCTTGTATACATGGAAGAAAAAATTTCCAATTTTAGCCGATACCTTAAAAAAGGGAAAAGATGTTGTGGACAGGCAAGTGGAAAAAAGCCTGTTGCAACGGGCGTTAGGATACAGCTACGAGGAGACGAGCGAAAAGTACGAAGGCGGAGTAATGACGGAGCGAAAAGTAACAAAGAAGCACGTTGCGCCAGATACAACAGCACAAATATTTTGGCTAAAGAAC